CTCAATCATTATAGAGCGATCAGTCTTTGCGTTTTTTGGAACAAAAGCCAAAAGACCTCCGGCTGCTCTAGCTTTACCTTGATGGGCATAAGCAAGCAAGGGGAGTTCCTCCCATAGGTCTTGCAAGGACCCTATGGCGGCTTCACCAATCGTTGGTATACAATCCAACTTAGATCTAGCGTTGGTTTCTTTATTTTTCAAGAACGCGCTAGAGCCAGGACCAAACCTTAATGTCAACGTATCAAGTGAAGGTACGTCACCGAGTATAAAACTGATTTTCTCTTGAGCGTAGTAAAGCACTGCGTTCAAGTCTGGTTCTTCAACCAGACAGTTGTTAGCTCGGTATCCTTCATTAATACGTCGGCAATTAAGTTCACTCTTACAGAAGGTGTTCCAAGCCACTTCTTCTCTGTCTTCGCCGATGGGGCCATCAACATTCTTTGAAAAGAGTGCTGAGGATTGCCGAAGGCGACGCAGGTGGGAAACGGAATGGTTGCCGTCATAAGAGGTTTCTCTTTCAATGATGTCGAGCAGTTCGGAACAGTCGTTAATAGACTGAATTCGACCAGCAATATGACTAATTGGAGAAAAGTGGCTAAGCAAATCGAGTAAAACACGATCAGACTTAGCTTTTGGCCAGGGTTCATAAAAACTCCGTGATTGTTTTGGTCTATATGACATGGTTCACCTTTAAGGTATAGGAGATATGGTATGTGAACTTAGTATGGAGGAGACATGTTGTTAATAGTGTCGATAATCTGAGCGTTGCTCAGAAGATTCGACAACATCATGCGCAAATCCTGACGGTTCTGCGGTGTACCTCGAGATGGCAAAATGAAGTCAAGATTGACTTTATTCACAAATGCCACCTTCGGACCCGCTACATAACCACTTGATCCTACCGTGCCTATAGTTTCGACAACCGGAGATGCGAGCACAATTTTCACTTTGTTAAGACCGCTACCTGCATCCAGCTTCATTGAAACCGTAATGGTTGCCTGCCCGACTAAGGGCAGCGATGCAACTTGATCACGATACAATGATACTGGAGAGCTAGTGATAGGGTTAAACGTGTGAGAAACTGGCGTCGCAGCGCCATCTGATATTACTATTGGAGCTATTGCTGCCATTGTGGTATTCCAAGTGAGCGTGTATTAAACGCAGTTAAAGTAAGACCGCTTAACCAACTGTGTGAAAACACAGAAGAGCTGAGAGATCGGCGATACGTACGTAAAACAGATATTACCTAGAGCGAACAGAAGTCAATAATGCTATGGCATTTATCACATGTCCAACGGACAGTGCATCGTGCATAAAATTAAACTCTGGCAAAGGCAAAACTGTCGGAAGCGAATAAGAAGGGTTTCTCATCATTGAGAAGGAGTTATAACTAGGATTGCCGATAATTGTCGACGACCCATAGGTTTTTCTCCCTAACGCAGTGATAACCCTTTGATCTATATTCACATCCGTCCTAGTGATCGGACCATAATCTAAACCTCGGTTCATTCCAGTTGCTTCGAGAAAACCACCGATTGGTATGAACCAATCGATGACGAAGCTCCAGGGCATGACTTCCCAGGCTACAGATAGAGGGTCGTTCAAATTCAGCGACGCGTTCATTAGAGGATAAGACAGCATAAAAGTCTTTAAATTGACCTTACGACATTTCCTCAACCAAAATTCATTTCGACTATTATAATAACCGGTGTTGTTTACGGACTTCCTAACTTTTATTGGAAGCCGGACAATGCCGTTCAAAGTAGTAGATAAAGCGCCCATACCGGTATGAATGTCACTTAAAAGTGGCTTCCAACCATATTGGAGCTCCAACCATTGATCCGCGACCCACTTATCAGTGAGACGTGGCTTTGATCGAAGCCTCTTCATCCCATGCCGCGAAAGCGACAGAGGAGTAGGAGACGCAAATGAATCGTACGCTAAAGGGAGATTTCCATGTTTAAGGGCAGTTAACGCCATGGCTATACGCCGAGCGGTAGTACCAATAAGCCGCAGAGTTTGACCCGCCTCTCCAAGAGCCTTCCCAGCATGAAAATCATGTTGCCGAACAGTGTGACCTAACGACGTGATCAGTTCGAGTTCATCATTAGAACCCCAACCGGTCAAAACGTTATCAGGTACATCGACGGTGACAGATAGTACATAGTCGGGTAGGTCCCATCGAGGGGGCCAAGACATCCACGCCGTTTCTTGCTTTGCAGCAAAGACGGAATATGCGGATTCAGGTCGATTTCGACCATTGGATATATGACTCTTCTGTAAAGTTGAGTATCTACCAACGGTTATAAATTTTGTGTTCGGGAACCAACCATTAGGAACTTCAATGGTATGGCGCTCGTCATGAATTTCATCGACTTGTGGCATAAGGATTTCTCGTTTATTCTAGGGATTTACGTTCGTAGCAAGGTGCCTAACTTTGATGATCGAATAACTTTTTCCAAGCTGTTTTAATATGCTCGGGTTCTGGAGCATGCATAATACTGACAATCAACAAATTAGGACGCACCGTAAACTTCTTGTCCTCGTAGTAGAAACTATATGTTCCTAAAAGAGGTACAGAAATGAGCGGAAGTTCTTCTATTGATTTGTTCATATTTGCATATCCAAAAAAGTTATCGAAAGTCGGG